AATCAAAGCTGATTTAAGTGGAAGGACACGGTTAGATCTATCAATGTTGAAGGACCTACAAGTTAAGGATTACTACATTAATGCACAGATTGAACGGAGAAATGATTGTATTCGTGCTTGTGTAGATATCTATCTTTTGAATGGAATGTGGAAGGAAGATAGATATCTGATAACGCGAAAACAGTTTAGTGATGTGATGTCAACAATTTATCAGGAAACTAAAACAAAACCAAAAAATTGGGTAAAGTCAGTTTTTGAGAAAACTATTGAACAACATTCATCAACTGAAGCTACAGATTTTCTGCATCGTATGCGTCAAGATCACGTAGTTAAATTAGCATGTACAAGTTTGGTAGGAGCAGATAATGTACAAGCGAAAGGTTGTTATGGGATTGGTCATAAAAATTTAATTATAACTGTAGCACACCCTTTTTATAAAGGAAATGTGTTAATTAAATTTTGGACTGAAAATCCTAATGACTATCATATTGCAAAGCTAATTTATACAGATATACAAGGTGATAGAGCGTTTCTTAAAATTTTGAGTCACAAAGAAGTGCGAAATATGTCAACATCAAACGTGTGTATAAATCTATCAAAAATGCAAAAAGTCTTTCCATCTTTAGAGAAGCATGTATTCTCCCATGATGAATTTATTACTAAATGTGATGATACACCAGTTCTAATGTGGACACACAATCAACAAGTAGTTATGCACACAAATATGCAATTTAGAGAACCAGTTTATAACGAATGTGAAGATGGAATAGATCGTAAAGTGCAATATTATGCACTATACGGTTTCAAAGTAGATGATTCATATAAACGAGACGGAGAGTGTGGTTCTATGATTGCGTCAGCAAAAGTTGGCATGCCACCAAAATGGGTTGGTTTTTATGCGGCGAGTGCAGGTAGAGAACATTTTTGTACTACAATTTGGCGTGAACAAATTCAGTTGGCAGAAAATTATGCAAAACCACAAATTGTAACACATTGTAAAAGTGTTAAAGAAATAGATTGCATGTCACAAACAGATCCTTGGCTTGATCTAATATTTCCTGGGAAACAAATAGATTCACCAACCGGAGGAGCGACTGATTTTGTTGGTAAATATTGTGAAGTGACTAAGCCAATTTCAAATAGTAATCTAAATCACTGGCGGTTATCTCCATTTGCAGATAATTTTGAAGAACGTGTACAACCAGCGCCATTATCAGTAAACGATGAAAGAATAGTTGAACCTTTACCAACTAATTTAGAGGGTAAACCTTCTTTATTAGCAGTTTTGAACTCTACTATTTCACAACCGATTCCTGAAAATGATGATAGTTTGCTTGAGTTTTGTGCTAAACAAATCGAAGATGAGTATTTCACAGTATTAGATATTAAAGACACTCCAGAAACAATAAATGAGGTGATAGAGTTGGCTATTAATGGACGTGAGGGTAACGAGTATGTTACTGGAATAGAAATTAATAAAGCTGCAGGATTACCTTATGCGACTTTTGGAGCACAACTAAAATCTGATATGATTGAAATTGATTCTCAAACAGGAAAACGTCGAATAAAACCTAACAATTTTGGTAAAGCGTTGAAAGCTAGAGTCACTTATAAATTAAACAGAGCATCGAAAGGAGTTAGAGTAATATCTTTTAGTAATGCAAAGCTAAAAGATGCTGCTATAAAGTTGGACTATGTTAAGAAAGGAAGAGGTAGAATCTTTCATAGTATAGCTCTTGATAAAATTATATGTGATTTAGGCTTATTTGGTAATTTTAAAGAAGCTTACACACGTGCAAAGTTAAAAGTTGAAAGTGCTTTAACATTAAATACACATTCAATGGGGGTAGTAAGTATCGTCGAACATCTATTAAAACATAAAAATTTCACTGATGCTGATTTCACGAATTTCGATCAGCGACTAGCACGTAACCTTCTGTTACGTGTTGGGGATATTCAATGTAATATTATTAAAAAGAAGAATCCTCGAGATGTATGGGATACAGCTAGACGTATACTTATTTTAGAACAAGTTGATACGTTGGTTGTTGAGTATCAAGATATTACATTAACGCATCGAGGTAATAAGAGTGGTGAAGTAAAAACAACAATTGATAATAATATGGCAAGAGAGCTGGCTGATTATTATTGCTGGTGTAAGATAATTTTAAAAGAAAGAGATCTCAATTTGGAAAATATACGTGAAATTACACTCGAGAGATATAGAGAAAATAGATCTGCAATTGGTTTTGGTGATGATGAAGTTGAGGCTATTTCAGATGATATTATCTCCGAATATAACTTTGAAACTAAGAAAATCGAATTAGAGAAACTCGGTATGGTCGTTACTCCTGGTAACAAAAGCAAAAATATAATGAAAGTCACTCCGTTTAATGAATTAACGTTCTTAAAAAGAAAATTTGTTTTTCAACATGGTATGTGGACTATGCCTTTAGATGTTAAAAGTTTAGAGGCACCATTTGTTTGGACTAAAATCCATGATCATGATTTGGACATATGGTATGAATTAGTAAAGGATAGATTGTATGAAGCACTTCTACATGGAGAAGAGTATTTTGATAATTTTCGTAGAAAATTAGAGAAATGTTCTGATTCGAGATTGTATAAAAAGATTTATCCTTTGATAATTCAAACATATGATACTGTACTTGTACAGTATAAGAAAAATTATTATGAGCATTAGAACAGATATTTTTAACAACCATACCACTCTCTTAGGTATCTTAGATGAGGAAGGTGTATCTGAAAATAATAATCGTTTTTCAGATGTGGAGAAAGGAATCTCACAACTTGAGAGTCGCACATTACAAACTCAGACACAACTTGTTGATTTATCAACTATTGTAGCTAAAAATCGTGCTGATTT